GTAAGACCGTATTCGAATTTATTAACTCCGTCTGGTACTCCTGAACCGCCTGTTTGGAATGGTGAGATATTTGTATACCCTACACCACCAGTTGCGGTCAAATCATTAGTTCCAGGTGCTTGCTGATTAACTGCGGTGTTATCTAAAGCCCATGCACCGATACAGTTAGTTTCTGAACCCAAGAGTTTGTAGGTAGCGTGTTGTCTGATAGTAGCTGCGGTGAGAACTGCGTCAAAGACTGCTACGTTAGATATGTAGCCAGGTAAGTAACCATTAGTGCAACCACCATTTCTACCTATTGAGAAGTCACCACCAGTTCCTGCCGTTGTTGGGGCTGAACCACCAGTCGTAGCAGCTTGAACTGGTACTGATACGCCGTCAAAGTAAATTACTACCGTTCCACTCGTCCAAGAGGCTGCAATATGAGTCTTCTTGTTTAGTGGTAAGGATTGGTGTGTAGCTATTGTTCTATAGTTAGCTATGCCAGCGTTTATAACGCCTACGATGACCTGTCCAGTCGCATTCATTTGGAGTAGGATAGCGTTGTTGTTAGCTGCGTCTGCTCTGGCACAAATCATCCCAGAAACATAGCTTGTCGGTTGGTAAGCTGCTTCTATAGTAAAGTTATTAGTAACTGTACCTAATGTTCCGCTTGGTGTGGTTTTGGTGAAGTAGTGAGAAGAACCATTAAAAGCTCCACCCATATAAGTGTTAGCTGCTACTGTTCTAGTGAATCTTCGCCTCATACCTGGGGAGATAATAGAAGCTATAGAAGAAGCATAGGTAAGGGTGTAAGAGCGGTTTCCGTTGGCTGTTACTGCGGTTGGTGCGGCAATTTCGCCTACAGCCCAACCACCTTTTAATTCATCAGTAAACTTAGCAGGAGTAATAATGTCATCAGCTATAACTGCTACGTTATCAACAGCTCCAGCTTTAAGTGTTCCGTCTTGGTCGGCATGGGTAAGACCCCATTCAACTAGTTTGTTTTCTCTTGTAGCTGATACAGGGATATAAACCCTAGTTAAAGAGCCAGAAGCGTAAGTCTGGTCGCTGTTTGGTGAATCACCAGAAATAACCATGTCAGTAATTGTTGTAGCGCCTGAAACAACGCCAACCCACTCTGTATAAGTTCCTGGTATTTGGACTTCTTCGCCAGCCACTAGTTCTGCACGATCAATAGCAAAAGCTACTGCTGTATCAGTTGGCCAGTTAGTAGTAGAACCTACTGTAATTGATGTTCCGCCCGAAGTATGACCTGGACTAGAAAGCGTTGTAGCAGTTCCAGGCTTGCCTACCTTTAAAATTTTATCCGTATTTGCTGCACTCATTTGTTTTCTCCTATTAAATTATTCATTTGTTAGTCCCCTAATAGCCGTTTGTCGTTAGTTGTTCCTACCGTACGAACTGCACTTAATAAAAAGTCACAGTCTTTGGTTTCGGTTGTAATCTCCCAATCAAGTTGGTTTATCATCTTGGCGTTGGTTTTAACTTTTTGCGAACCAATAGACTTAGCGAAGCCAGCTATTGAGCCAACATCATCACCGTATTGGTAAGCGCCCGAGTAATCCCAAACACCAATCCCTGTAGATGAAATACTTTGTGTAAATATTTCTTCACCAATAGAGTTGGAAACACCGTCTTTGTCTAGCCCATATACTGAAATATTTATCTGTCCTTTAGGGTTTAAGAATTTGTAGTACTGCTTGCGTATATTAGCCATAACTAAACCGTCCTCATCCCAAACTAGAGATGAGTAAGCGGTACGAGTTGAAAAAGCCTCTCCGTCATCTTCGGTGGCTACGGCTCTGGTAAACTCTAAGATACGATCGCCAACTAAAGCACAGAAGTGAGTAGCACCGTTTGAATCTTCGTATAACCATAAATCTTTGGCGGCAACAGTCCATCTAAGAACCCATAGATTCTTACGAGCTAAATCTATGTACCAAATTTGGTTGTTTTCAGTTGAATTAACAGGCAAAGCAAAGAATAGTTTGTCTTGGTATTCCACGCCAACAGCTTTGTCTAAACTGTCTAGTGAAATAGTAGCTACGTCAGGTTCTATGACTTGAGATACAGAATCAGTCGTTAAGATGTTCATTATGTTCTGGGCTGTACCAGTAGACTTAAAAGCATCTCCGGTTGGATACCACAAAGAATCTCTAGCTTTAATTACAGCTCTAGGTGAATAAGGGGCTGATTGTCCGTTAGCCTCGTAGACGTTGGCATAAATAATAACTTGGTCGCCATAAGTTAAGGTGTCAAAGGTAACGTGGAACATTTTGCCTCGTCCAGCCGCTCCACGAGCAGAGCAGGTAATGACTGGTGTTCCTTTACCGTCACGAAATCCATCAACAAAATTAAGTAAGGTATCGCCTTTTTCGTCTATAGGGACGTACCCTCCACCGTCATAAGGAGAGAAGTCACCAGTACCAGCGGCCGAATACCAAAGTTTATTATCAGCATCTATCCCGAATAGTTGGGAGTTGTGAGAATCGTTATATAACCAGCTTAAAACAGGTCCTTCAGTTGAATTACCGTCTGGGGCTAGGGTGAAAGGGTCGGCAGTCAAAGAACCGTCATCCAAGAAAGAAAGCCCAGTAGTAGTTGTAACTAGTTTTTCATTTCCGGCAGAATCTCCGACATAGACGTTATATGAAGTAGCACCAACAACAGATGACCATGTAACTGTTACATAATTACTTGTAGCATCCCAATCTTCACGAACCTTACCAACCGAAACTGAACCAGCAGAAGAACCAGCAGAAGTGCCTACAGCGTTATTAGCGGCAATTTTATAGTAATAAGTCCAAGTAGTAGCGGCCATACCCGTTTTAGTAGGTGTAGGAGAGGCAGGCGTAGCTAGTGGCGTATAAGTTACTATGGCGCTTGTATTGAGGTTGTAGTAGCTTAATTTATCAGTTCCGTTGAATATATAGACTTTATTATTAGACTGTACGAAACCAGTCCATACGGTCGCTGTGTAAGTTCCGCCAACTAAAGTGAAAGTACCGCCGTCTGTTCGGGTATAGACTTTACCAACTCCACCGTCATTAAGCATGAATATCTCATATCTAATACGGTTTTTAGTGAATTTGCCTCTACCTACAACCGGATAGGGTGGTTGTTCCCCATAAACTACTAGAGAGGGTCGGGGTCGGGGGATGGAATCTTGGACAATCTCCATATTAGTAAGGTCAGCAAATGAGTTAAGCGGTCGCCTAGAGTTAGCCCTAGCAGACATGTAACCTTTAGAAAATTCATGCTGTGAAATATTGACCGGTCGTCTGGTCTTTCGTTTTGGTCGGTTACGGCTCGGTACAAACATTTACCAGTCCGTCTGTGAGCCAATAGGGTTTACTTTTGTCTGAGCTTTACGGGGTGAAGTAATAGTGCCTTTACGGTTTCCGGCTTTCATCTTTAAGTAGAGGTCATTAGCCATACCCAAAAGGTCGGGTGCTTTATCTTCGTAAGTTACATCAGAAAACGCTAGTTCAGAGGCTACAGCAAGAGCTAGCCAGTTTGGATCGTCTACTGGTACGGTATCGGTAAAATCAGTTAAATCAGCAGGTTGGAAATATGCCGGTACTGTTATATCACCAGTTATAAGCAAGCTATCGGCTTCTATTTCGTCTGTAAAATTCAAAACCTTACCAGTTATATAAACTGAGCCAGGTACTGAATCTCTAAGTTGTGGTTCTACTAAATTAAAGTAGGTTTTTTGAGTGCCTACGGTTACATAAACGGTGTCAGCTGGACGAACAAAATCTGAGTCTAGTGCATAAGTCTGAGTGCCAGCTTCTATCGGGTCGGCTAAATCTCTAACTTCAAAAAGTGATGACCAGTTTTCAAACGGGTCTGTAGCCCATTCGTCTTTTTTTCTATTTATTATCCCAAGCCAGTAAGTAGCTTCTTCGCTACCTTCCTGGGGTGTTTCATCATCTAAGCCTCGTAAGGCGCTGTTTATTCTGTCAAAGAGTGTCGAGACGAGCATTGTACTTTGTCCATATCAATTATGAACAAGCTCGATGCTACGGTCCTTGTTTGGCTATATTATATCACACTTTAGCAGATGATAATAATTTTCTAAGAGAGCCATTTGTAGAATTTCGCCTACTTTTTAATTTACCGTTACTTAGGAAAGCTTGAGGTATTTTACTCTTAGTAGTTTTAAGGGTTTTCTTAGCAACTCGTCCGCCTGATTTACGTCCACTGCTTCTAGTTGAGGAGCTTGCACCAGCCACGCTAGGCATTGAAAGCCCTAAAGCGTTCCAAACCTTTTTACCAAAACCTGACTTAGTGGTTAATCCCAACTCAAGTAGTTGTTTATCCACGGCAAGCGCTTTGTTAATGCTTTCTTGGCTTACCCAACCTTTTTGGACTGCACTAATAAGTTTGTCATCAGCTACACTGTAGTACTTTCGCTCATCTTCATTTAAGGATGATGAGTAAGCTTTTCTTAGTAAAGCGGTTTTAGCTTCATTCTGTTCAAGAGGTGATAATTCGCCCTTAACTCGTTTCTGTTCGTACTTAGCCCATTCTACGGCTATCTCGTTAGTTACGGGAACGTCTTTGCCATTCATCCAACCCTTTAGTGAAGTTTTAGCTTCGTTGCTTTCAGATGGTTTAGAACCCCATGCTTTTTGACCAGATTCGGTGAACTTCTTAGATTTGTTAAGAATATCCTCTGCACCTTGTGAAAGACCTTTAGTTGGTACGTTCTTTGGAGCGTAAACCTTTTCCATAGCTTTTAGGCTGTCGTAAACCTGTTGAGCTTGTGCATCGCCCTCTATAGCTTTGTTCTTAATGTCATCTTCTGATAATTTAGCCCACTCATTACCATAGCCTTTTTTGGTAATCTGTTTAGCTTCTTTAAGGTCTTGGACTGCCATACCTGATTTGCTAGCTGTTTGTGACGATTTTCCGGCATCTGCTTCGGAAGATTTTTTGTATGGTAGAACTCTGTTCATAATAGGAGAACCAACTATCGGTACTTGTTGCATACCGAATCTTGCCAATGATGTTGCATCTGTATAGGTATCTCCGTTGTTACCTAGAGCTATTTTGCCCTCTAGTCTTGATGGGTCGGTAGGTGCGTTTTTCCTCTGCACCATATCAGATAATGAACCAACAGCGTTCATAGCAGTTCCAACAGATGGACCACCAAAGAAACTAGTAGCCATTGATACCCTACGATCGGATGGTAAATATTTACTGTTAAGAGGGTTAATCGCAAAGTAAGCGTCCATAGCTAAACCAGCACCGCCAACTTTTTGGAAAGCCGATAAACCTTGCTTTAGCTTGTTTTCTTCTTCTGGTCTGCCGTCTATCATTCGTCTTGTTTCGTAAAGACCATAGCCAACAGGTATAGCAGCCATTAGCCTAGCGAGTGGCATAAAGTTACCTTTTGAGGCAGGTTTTAGTATTTCGTTACTAAAGAATTTGCCCTGGTTATACGAGAATGTCCTAAACTGAGCAACTAATTTTCCGCCAGGGGAATCTACCCAACCAGGCAAGTCTTGAGCATCTACCTTAAATTGAGTTTTTTCTACTATTTTTCTTGCAGCCTGTATTTGTTGAGCTTCACTTAAAGTACCGTCTATATCACCAGTTACGCCTAGCTTATCTCGTAAGATTTTAAGGCTTTTCTCGTCACCTTTTTGAGCTAGTCTTAGTGCGTAATCTTTACCAGCGGTGGCGGCTACTCTACGGTTAAACGATTCTACTTGTTTAAATCCTGGTGCGGTTATTACATTTACAGCTTTTCCTACCTTAGTGCTTCCGAAAGTTTCTTGTCCAAAACCACGCCTTAAATCATTCAAAATAGCATCTGATATAACGCCCGTGTCATCGGCAAACTGTCGAGCTTGCGGACTAAGTTGTTTGAGCATTGCGCCCATTGTTCGCATATGTCCTGTTACAATTCCGGTGTTTACGCTTTGAGATACGTTAGTTAAAGCACCTAAACCTAGTCTTGTAACTGTTGTGTAGTGCCTAATACCACTAGATATTTTAGAAGTTACTTGATTGTAGTTTTTAGCACCAACAGCAACATCAAAAGCGTTCTTAGCGGCTTCGGTGTCGCCACCCTCAACTGCAATATTTTTTATTAGCTTTAGGGCTTTTTCGTCACCCTTACCAAACAATTCAGTCTTTGTCACTCTATCAGTCGCACCTTGTATATAAGAGGCAAGGGAAGCTTTAGACTTATCGTAAAAAGGTAAATCAACAATACGGCTGGCTTCTAAGTTGCCGAACTCTCTATTCCTTGATGTATCTCTTGCAAAACCTAGTAGTTCAATGGCTTTTTCTTTAGTTTCAGCTTGTCCAGTATTTACTAAGTGGTTGATAGCCTGATTGTAGGTATTCTTGTCTTTGTAGATTTTGTCGTAGTCAATAAAGTGAGGGTAATAGTTATCCCCTAAATCACCAATTTCTAGCCCTGCATCTACACCTCTTTGACGTATATATGGGTGAACTGACTTCCATTCTTCAATAGCTTTTACGACTTTACCGTTAAGTGGGTTTTCTTTGCCCTGAGTAGCTTCAACAAAGTTGTTAAACTCTTTATCTTTTAGCTTCTGAACTGTTGGTAGGCGTTTTTCTATTTCTCTAGCCCATAATTCTTTAGCATCTCGTTGTGATTGAAGCATACCAGCTAGTTTCTTGCCCGATTCTCCTTGTCTTTCAATAATAGAACGGGTAGACCTAAAAGCTTTATCCAATAAACCAACTTTTTTAGTGTCGTATTCTGGTAAGTCTTGAGAAGTAGTTTTGCGTGGTGTTGGTTTTTGTGGAGTTGGTAGCTCTGAAAGTTTGTTTTTAGGTACAGGCACTTCAAATGTTTGACCACCACCCTCTTTACCTAGTGCGGCCTGTTCGGTATCTAACAGCGAGCTGATTTCAGGGTTTTTACTGTCCTTGTACGCTTTCAAGAAGTCTTGGTCAGCATTACCTGAGTCTAGTTGTCTTTGAGCTTCGGCTATCCAGTCTTTTTGACCAGGTTTTCTTTTATTGTTGGCGTAAAAGTCTGAATAGAACTTAGAATGTTCGGTAATTCTCTTATAGCCGTCTGAGTAGTTTCCGACCATCTGACCGCCCTTAGCACCATCGTCAATACTTTTGAGCATATCAGCATAGTCTTTTACTATCTGGTCTGTCTTACCTACTTGTGCAGGGGGTGCAGTATTTTCTTTAACAATCTTGAATGGCAAACCATTATCTAGTTGGCCATTTCCCAACCATTGACCTGGCTGTAGTTCTCCTGTGGCGTTCGCAATTTGTGGCTCTTGCCATTGAACTGTACGCCTAGCTTTTCCGCCTAATAGGCCCTCTACTTCAATTACATCGCCCTCTTTTACCTGTACACCGTTTACGTCTTTAATATTAGGAATTGGGTCTTTTGGCTGTCCCTTAATCGGCGTAGACCAGTAACCGTCATCTTTTGGAGTTATCTTACCCTGCTTTTTTAGCGCTTCGGTTTTTTTGGCTGTTTGTTGTGCTAGTTTTATAGCGTCTGTCTTACCTACTTGTGGGGCATCTAGAGGGTTGTTTACTGGGTCGAGGGGTAGGGAGCCTTTTTGTTTTAGGGGAGTGAATAGACCTTTTTTCTGAGATTGGTTGTAGATGTCGGTGAGTTGTTGTTTCGTATAAGGTTTTTGCTCGTCAAAATAGTTGTACCATGTCTGTTTGCCATTAGGGTGTATTATTTCTAGCCCTTTATAGCCGTTTGCAATAGCTTCTTCAACTTGTTTTGGTGTTATACCGCCTTTGCCACCTGGCCCTATTGCTTCTATCTGCAAGAATTTGTCAGTTGGTTTTGGCACATAATATTGTTTTGATGAACCTTTACGCCCTAATGGGTTAGCCATATCGGTAGTTGTATAGACTCCTTTACCGTACCACCCCATTGATGGCCTGATATTGCCTTGTATGTCTGCATCCGTAGCATGTACTGTGTACTTGTCTTTTATAAACTCATCTGCACTCGTATACTTCCTAGCTTCTGCTTTTAGGGCTTCTAAGGGGTCTTTACCTATCTTAGCGAATCCACCTTGGTCATCTGTACCTAGTAGTTGGTTGAACTTCTTGCCTATTTTTTCTAGTGGGTTAGTACCGTAAATGTTTTCAGGAGTAGCAGGTCTTACGTTAGTATCTAGGGCTTGAGAGTTTAGTTTGTTTTTGATATTCCCGAAAGCTTGGAAAGGACTTATAGAACCAGCTTGATTCAAACTCATAGGTCTACCTGATTCTGCAAACATACCAACTTTGTTGGCTTGGTCTAGGTCTAGTCGTTTTTGGAAACCGTTGGCTAGATTAACAAGAGGGTCTTTATTATTTCCAATAGGTGTTATTCCGTATCGCTCCCCAATTCTTGAGGCATCTAATTCTAGTTTGTATCTTTCATTTGGTGTGGGTTTGTAAGTCCCTTTAACCATGTCTATTGTGTCGCTCATAGTTCCATGGTCCTCAAAGTGAATATTCTTAGGCGTAGGTCCAGCTTGAACATATCCGCCTTGGTTCAAATTAGTGTTAAATACTTTGCTAGTTGCGTTACTAATAGGGTCGGCAAATTTAGAAGCACCTACAAATGCGCCAGGCAATACACCACCTAGTACTGCTCCAGTAGCTCCACCGCCAATAACGTCTTTAGTAGTTACTGTGCCTGGGTCTTTAACTATGTAAGGGCTAATTGCTCCCTGAAATGCACCCATAGAACCTGTTAAGCCTGATTGTCTGATAATTTCGTTACGTCCGGCTGTTTGTGCGGCTTTTAAAGCACTGTCTTTAGCCATATTCTTAGCAAGGTTTTGTTCTAATGCGCTTGCTGTGACTTTACTTGCTCCGGCTTTAGTAGCACCTGCAACACCAAATGAAGTAGCGGTTAAACCTACATCTGCAACAGCTAATGCGTTACGGATTGGATCTACTTGTTTTTGGATTTCTTTTTGGGCATCTACCTGTGTCTGTGTAGATTCTGCAGAATTTCCCCATAGGTTATCAGCGTAGTTGGTGAACCTATTTATATCTTGTTGAGAATTAAAGCCTTGTTTGGCTCTATTTATAGCTGACATCCTCTGCTGGGCTAATTGGTCGTTAAGTAGTGTCTGTGCATTTTGGGCATTGTTCGTAGCGCTAGAAGCGTTGGCTAAACCTCGTCCAACTTGCTTAGAAGATTCAACAGTTCCAACAGCCATGTCTTTTGCAAGCCCTGGTATTTTTAGGGTGTTGTTTTTAGCTGAATTTAAAGCGTTGTTTCTTGCAGTTTTATTACCTGTAACTTGAGCAACACCAGCTCTAGCAAGGTCTAGGTTGGCTATCATTGGTGCGCCTACGGTCTTAACTACGCTACTTGTTAGGTTGCTAGCTTTAGTTAGATTACTTGGGTTGCTAGCTTGTTGCTGTTGGTAAGACTGGTTTGGTGGGGCAACAGGGGATAATTTTTGATTACGTTTGAACTGGTCTTGAGGAGTATTAGCGTCTACAACGTCTTTAGCACGGTTAAGAATCCCAGAAAGCCCCGAACCGTAAGACGGGGCGTTTACCTGAGAGTACCTGTTCTTCATGTCTACTTGAGGCACTACAGGCTTTAGAACTTTAGTAGCTGGTGACGGAGTTTGAGCTGGTCCAAAGGTATTTGGTTTTCCATAACTAAGCGAACCGGCAAAGTTTTTATTCTGAGGTGCTGGTGTCTGTGCTGGTTGTGGTCGTGGGGCAGGGGCAGGGTTTGGATTCTTCCATGTCTTACCTCCGTCAAACGGATTTATTTGCCTAGTTGCACCCTCTAAGAGTTTCTTTAAACTAAACCCCATCGTTCAGCCTCGCAAATTCCCCAAAGTACTTTATTGCAGCTTTGTTGTAAGCAACAGCGGCTTGTTCTGCTGTGTCATATCTTTTGCGCCAAACGATTTTATAGTCTTTTTTTATCTTAGCCTCAAACTTGCCGAAGCTTCTTGAGACACCTTTAAAACCTGTAGAGTTGTTCCTCTTAATTCGTTGGTTTCTTGAATTTTCCGCTTGGGTGCAGACCCTTATATTGGCCGTCCGGTTATCCAGTTTATTGCCGTTTATATGGTCTACTACTTCACCTGGTTTAGCAGCAAGAATTAACCTATGAAGCAACTCTTTGGTGACTGGGTCTTTGGCATACCCAAAATATGTTTTGCCCCATTTTCTATTAGCCAAATATGCAAATTCTTTGCCTACTATTGCGTACCCGTCTTTTGCGTTTACACCTAATGGTATCTTGGCAATATCACCCTCGATTATTGCAGGTCTTGAATCTCTATTACTATCAATAACCTTGCCATGACGTTTCATCTGTAGGTAGTGTTTATTGCAAAATGTACCTTGTTGGTTTGTATGGAATCTCTTAGAACTTTCACTGCACTTATGCCTAATATCACAGGTTCTCATTTAGAGCCTCCTATACTGCGTAATCTTGTTGTAGTTTTTTTCGTAGTGGCTGAGCGTAAGGGCTGTATTCTTCACCTCCACTAGCTTTGTTAGCGTTTATAGCGGCTTTATCAACATTGAATTGGTTAAGTGTCGCTAAGGTCTTATTTGCGTTAAATGGCGTATTGTACTTATTGAATAAGCCGTCTATTTCAGCTTGTTTAGCGTCAATAGTTGCTGTGAAAGGACTTCTAGCGGCTCTAACAGCGGCATAATCACCACCGTTGTTCTGAACTCTCTTAGTTGCAATATCTTGTAGGTCTGAGTTGAGGCTTTGTTCCTGAGTGGCTATACCTTTAAGGAATTCACTTTCTCGTTCTTTCTTCTTAGCTAATAGGTCGTCTAGGAATGAAGTTTTAGCTTGTGTGATGTTACGTTCGTTTAGGCCAAAGTTTTCTATTTGGTCGCCACGTTCTTGTGAAGCAACTCTAGCTATGGCGTTTGGAGCAGCAAATTTTAAGGCACTCTGATTAGCACTTCCTGAAAGTCCTAGAAGTCTACGGAGTGAATTAGCGGCTGTTCTAGCGTTTGTATCAACCTTGCCTAAAGCACCCATTTTTTGACGGGTGTTATCTTCAAACTGTTGGCCGTATTGGTTTTCACCTGCTAGTTTTTCTGTATTGTATGAATCGGCTAGTTTCTGTAAGCCTTGTGTTTTCTGAGTACCAACGCTACCTAGTAGCTTTCTTAAAGTTGAGTCTTGGTCATCTAGCATAGCGTTTGTTTCGCTAATTTGAGTGTTGCGGTAGTTATCTGCTGTACCGTAGTTCCTACCACCAACGTAATAGCCTGAGCTAGCACCGCCACCGTATGCATCGTTGTTTATTGAAGCTGTGTCATATGCACTAGGGGTTTGTGCGCCACTTGGAGTACCTGTATAAGCACCTTGCACTTGTGTAAATGATGGTTTGCCATCAAAAGGTGAACCGCCTGTATAAACTTGGTTTCTATCTGTTATTGATCTACCAGCGTTTGTTAGTGTTGATGTTCCTCTTCCAGGTGTAGCGTAATCGTATGTACGGCCTACAATTTGAGCAGCTCTACCGATTGGCGCTGTTATAAATCGTGGAATTCCTCCCATAATAAAAATCTCCTATGTATGTCTAGGAGATTTAACAATTTGGATTTGAAGAGTTATTTAGCTTGGCAGAAGTGTTGGACTGCTACAAAGTGAGAGGGAGTTTGCTCTTTTATCGCTATTCCTGTTAGTGTAAATTTAGGGTCTAATAGCGCATCATGATGTGGTTTACTATCTAGCCAGCTTTTGAGTCTTATAGCATTCTGGTCGCCAACAGTGTCTATATTAGCGCCTACATTCTCGCCTGCCTGTGAGCAATAGCCAGACGGGATATATTCGTAGCCATGCTTACCGGTAGTTGGGTTTATATGCCCAAAATAGTTGTTTGTAACCATGTCGTTAGCCTGAGACTGTGCAGACTGCACTAATTGTGGGTCACTTATTAAAGGGGCTACGCCTACTTTGGCACGTTCAGCATTTACTAGTTCTAAAAGTTTATTTGCATCTAGCGGTATAGTTGGCACTTGCTGTATGGTTTTTTGCTGTACGATCTTACTATTTTTAGCGGTTAGTTTTTCGGTAGCAACATATGCAAGACAGAACAAGCTATAAAGCGAAGCTATAGCAACAAGAATGATTACCGCTTTCTTCATCACTCTCTCCCCGTATAGTTAGCAAAATCTTCTTCTGAACAATTTTCTTCTGCCCATGCGTGGACTCCTTCATCAAAAGAAACTGACTTGCCATTATCGTATTCTAGGCTACATATTTCGTAACGTTCAGCCCATTCCCATCCGGCTTCATGCCCAGAACAGTCTGATGTGCAATCTGCTGTTCCTCTAGCTTCAATATAAGAATTCGGTACTGGTTTAACTGGTTCTTGGTCGATCGGTACAGTTTCAGTAGTTTCCGTTGTCTGGGGTTCTTGCTGTATTACTCCACTAGAATTGTCTAGTATAGCGAAAGAAATACCCATAATAACTAGGAATGTTCCTATAACTATTGCTATAGCTGTCCATAATTTTGAGTCGTTTTTTTCAGGTTGAGATTGTGGTACACTCATATTGCCTCCTGTTATGTCTAAACCGCGTACAGGGGGCTTTTTGATGCCCCTTGTCGCTTATGACTATATACTCAAGAGGGTGCGTTGTCAATACACTTTATCTTCAAATCCAAATTGTTAAAAAGCTCCTAGAGTTAAATTCTAAGTTGTTAAACCTATAATTCTCTTAGGAGCTGGATTTATTTAATCTCGACGTTGCGTTCTGACCACTCACAAGAAAACTTAGTTTCCTGAAGGCCCTCGGCGTTGCGGTCAGTCTTTAGGCAGGTTCGTTTGACTCGATGATACGGTCTCAAACCCCTCTTTACCACTGTATTATACCATATTTACTTCAAGCCAAGAAATTTGCCAGTTGTTAAGGTTTTCATAAGCTGAGTGTGTTCCTCTGAAGTTAATCCGCCAGTTGCACCCATGTCTACAATTGCTTGAACTACTGCGTCTGCTATTTGGGCTACGGTGGCTTCAGATTGGTTTAGGTAAACAATCGAGTGTAGTTCGCCGGTCGCTTGTATATTAGCGGTAGGAGAGGCTACAACAGTGGCTTGAGCGAGAATGCCACCAATACCTTGTATGTCAAGTGTTCCGACAACGGAAACATTAGCTGTAGCAGGAGAAGATGCCGCACCAAATCCGTCACTCATTTAGTCGAACACCACTCCTAGGTCACTGGCTGCGAACTGAGGTGTAATACCTGTTGATACGTTTAGAGGTGTAGTAATAGCTCCACTAACTAAGATAGTAGTTGAACCGTTAGGAGTTACGCTCCAATGAGTCAAAGTGTTTGAACCACCTGTACATTGTGGGAACTGAATTAGGGAATCGTTAGTCACCGTATTACCTGAAGTTGTCCAAGCTGTTCCAGCACGAGCTACAGTTACTAAAGCGTATGAGGTGTAAGTAGCTTCACTGGTTGCTGATGTTCCTGCTTCGCCTGGGTCTGCTGTGTGTAGGTGCAAATCTAAATTGGTTGCTCCGTGCCAGCTAGGGTTAGTACCCTCAAATATGTATTGAGCGAGGGCTGTTTCTGTTGCGTTTGATAAACTCATTTCTTGCCTTTCACGGATATTTCACCGTTTTTAATTGTTATGGTTGAAGCTTTTACTTCTTCTTGGGTTAGTTGATATTCTCGGCTGACTTTTTCGTAGACAACACTCAATAAATTGCCTAGGTTGTCTATCTTCGGTAATTCTTTTGCCATTAGTTCTCCTTTACGCATAAGTTAATGTTTCTCTGTCATCGTAAACCTGTGTGAAAGCACCACCGTCTGCGTAAAGCAAATCTAGGTTTGTGTTTTCATCAAGACTTGCGACTTGCCATGCGGCTTCGCTTGTAAGTGTTCCTGGTGCGGCTTTACCTATGTAGGTTGTTTGAGGGTCGCCAGTTTTTTCTCGCATGATTGTTATATATGTAGTAGAGCCACTACTAACAACTGGTATTGCGCCATTGTCTAATTGAATTGGAACTGGTATGCCGTTACCGTCTGTAGCTACCCAACTAGAACCACCACCGCCACCACCGCCAACTGGTTTTTCTAGGATGTCTTTTAGAATCTTGTTTGAGGTATCTAGTTTCTTTTCGACTTTAGTAAGGTCAGTTTTAGGTATCTCAGGGAACTTGATAGCTTTTATCTGTTTTACGACATCGCTTAAACCTTTTTCTATAACTGAAAGGTCAGGGGCTTCAACGTTTACTTCGGGGGAAGTAGCAGTTAAAGTAATCTTTTTGATAGATTCTACGATCGGGGATAGGTCTATGTCTTTCTGTTCTGGTATCTCAATATCAGATAGGTTAGAAACTGTTATATCTTTTGGTATCTCTGGAAAACTTTTAGGTAATTGGTCTAATTTCTCGCCTAAAGACATTAAGGCTGTTTTAAGTGGGTCTAAATCAATTCTGTTGGATTCTGTAATCATGCCTAGTTCAGCAACAGCTTCAACAACTCTTGCTACGTCTGGTGTTGATACAGATTCTATTTGATTAACTATTTCTGTTCGGCTTACATTTCCGTCTAGGAACTTAACTAGGCTATTCATCACCTCAACGATTGTGGTGTCTATAGCATTAAGCGAAGCTATTTCTTGGCTGTGTCGGGCTTCTTCAAGCTCAAACCTAGCTTTAGCTTCGTTGTTCTGTCTAATTCTCTGTATTGGATCGTCCATAGTTTTTGTTGGGGTTACAAGCCACCCCAGGGGCTAGTTATATGCAACGGTTATGTCTGATGCAGCACCAGTAACGATTGTTAGTCCGGTTGCAAATGCAACATTGTATTCGTAAGTACCTTCAACGACAGAAGATTTTAAAGTTCCTATCTTAGTACCAGCAGCGGATGTATTGTCGTAAATAGTAATAGTGCCAGCAGCAGTTGTATTGACAGTTATTCCTTTTAGAACTCCTGCATCACTTTTAACTACAGTTGTAGCTCCTGTTGTGATATTCCTGTGAATGTATGGTTTCGACATGTTAGTCCTTTCTTAAATTATTTTTGGGGTTGTGTTCCGTAGCCTCTCACGATGATTGCTTCTGTCGGTATCAACCCCGAAAAGGTGTTTGTTTTACGCTTCTCTAGCCCAAGTACCAAGCACTCTTTCAACGACAAATGCGCTGTCAGTAGTAGCTTCGTTTACAGCCTTTAGAACGATGTAGCTTCCAGCTGGTTGGCTAGTAGCAACTGCATCTTTGTCGTCAGCAGCGGTGAAGCCGTTTCCAACAATCTTATCGGCAGAATTTGGGCTAACTGTTACTGTGATGTCTGGTGCGCCTACTCTAACTAAGTAAGTTACGCCAGCAGTTCCAGCAGCAGCGGCAGGTAGAGTAACGGTACAAGTAGCGGTAACATTCTGAACAACGCCAGAGTCACCAGCATCTAAGGTTTTGTTTGTAGAAACTGTTTCAGCTTCAACATGACCAAATCCGTCTAAATTAACTGTTGCCATTATTTACTCTCTTTCTTTACTTTTGGAGCTTTAGCTTCTGCTTTGTCCTGAGCTTTGCTAGCTTCGATTGAAGCTTTTTGTTGCGCTACTCTTTCCTCAGTGATTCTTGCAGCATCAGCTTTAACTTCCTCAAGATGTGCTTTAATGTCCATTTTGTTCTCCTATTAGGCTGTCTTATGTATGCCTATTGCCTTCGTCTTATTTGTGTCCACGAAAGCATCATAAACAACACGACCTTCTACTAACCAACCGTTGATACCAGGTGCGTTCTTATGAGTGATGTAATCAGTCAAAAGCATTGGAGCAGTGGTAGCTACTGGGTGAGTTACTATTAAGTCAGTGTTTGCTGGCATACGGCTAGAAGGACATACAACGATTCTTACACCGTCTACAGTTCCTAAGTCACCTTTTTTCAAATCCTTGTAAGCTGAATCGCTAGCAAGAACAAAACCACTCTGCTTTAAGAAGCTGTAGTATTGAGCTGTCATTACGGCAACTTTACCTTCTTCTGGAGCTTCGTAGTTAGCTATGTCAGCGTTAATAGCTAGGAAGTTTACATAGGCGTTAGCAGCAGTTGTAGCTGCGTCACCCACTATGTCATCTCGGTTATCAGTTGCACCGGCAGTACCGATAGCAGCTAATACATAAGTATCAATCTCAGGAGTTACAACTTCTTTAAGTTGTCGAGCTAGGAATTTTCCAGCTTCGGTAACAAAATTAGATTCGTCATTGTTCCTTCGGTCGATAGTTGTTGTGAAAGCACGGTCACGAGAAAGTGTCCAAGTTTGTAGGGTTGTACCTAGTTCGCTTGGTGAGCCGTAACGGTTAGCACCACTTCTGGTGTAGTTGCCCATAGCAACTGTGTCTACTGAAAAGATCTTGATAGCATTACTTCCTACCCAATCGTAATCGTCATTGGTTAGGCTTTTAGTCTTACTTTCAAGTGCAAATCGTTCAGAAACTTTTTTCTGAAATTTTGTGGCTAAATTGATGGCCATGATTTATCTCCTTGTTAAAGGCCTACCAGCGGTCTAGTTCTTTTTCAAAAGCATCTAGTGCTGGGTCTACTTTTGGCTCTTTTGCCGGAGCGGATGGGGTAGGGGTGACTCCAGCCTTTTCTTTAGCGGAATCTACTTTACCTTTTCGTGCGCCTAGCTGAGTCAATTTTTCGACAAGGCCGGCTTTGTTTTGTAAAAATTCGGTTAAGTCTGCATTTACTGAAACTGGATTTCCCAATTCGTCCATTTGAACAAATCGTGCTTCAAACTCATCTATTGACTGAGCTAAATACTCGGCAACTTCTGGAGTTGGGTTCTTAAAAACTTCGATATTATTCAAAGCTTTCTCGTATTGATTTGTTAAGCGGTCGGTATTTGCATTTACCTTGTTGTTGTAAGCGTCTATTTGAAGCTGTCTTAGGGCTAGGTCTTGTTCGTCTTGGGCTTGTTCTAGGTGTTGTATAGCAAGTTCCTCTTGGGCCTGTTGGCGTTCTATCCTGGCTTGTTGTCGAGCTTCGTAAGCCTTACGTGCTAGTTCTTTTTGCTGGTCCTCGTTTGGTTCAGCTTCGGATTCCTCTGGTTCTTCGGGGGCTTCCTCTTGCGGTTCTTCCTCCTCTGGCTCTTTGGTTTCTTCTTCTTTAGACTCATCCTCTGATTCGCTGGCCGGCTCGTCTTGTGGCGTTTCTACCGTTTCATCTACTGATTCGGCTTCGTCTAGGTTTTCAACACCGAACTCTGTGTCAAAAGCCTGTAGGTCTGCATCTGTGTCAGACATATTTTTCTCCTATTCTGCTTATTTATTAGGGTTGCGATCCCATACGATTAAGTCGTTACTCTGGAACTAGGGTGTTCCTGGGTGCAGTCTCCTGGTGGGGGGCTATGACTGCACCAAGCAAAACCCTATCGGGCTACTTCATCGGCAACCTCGAATATGCTTCATGTCGGGGGTGTCCTGCTCCGGAACAAACACTTCTTAGTCCGTAATGCTTCCAGTTGTGTGAAATCTTTGGAGCTGTTTCAGGGTCAAATGCGTGTTCGTTTTTATGCTTCATTTCCTCTAGGATTTCTTCTCTTAGCTTGTTAGCTTGTTCGGCTTGTAAAGCTTCTTGTTGGGCTTCAAAACTACTCATTTCTTTTCCCTCAGTGTCTTTTTAAGTACGGAATCGAAGGCTTTTAAGTAAGCTATGTATCTTCTACGGGCTACTAGTTCAGCCTTTAACATCTCGTCAGGTGTCTGAATGTCTACAAGTAAATACTCTATTGAGTGGACGTTGGCTATTTCTTTTTCTACTAGTTCATGGACAATCTCATAAGCAGGGGTAAGCTGGGCTTTCTTGCGTTCTTTATCTTCGGCTAATTCTTTCTTTAACTTAGTAGCTCGGTAGTTATTAAATGAACCTGAATTAGAGCCTGTGTACATATCACTGTTCACTTTGACCTCCCATGTTACGTTCTATAGCATCGGCTATTTGTTCGTCTGAAAAACCTTGTTCAGCGGCATCAAGGATAAAAGCGGCCACGTTTTCTGGTACGTTGTACTGTTGCATAACTGCGGTTACATCATCGGGTGCTTCTATAGGCTGTTCTTCTACGGGCATTTCAGGGGCTTGCATTTGTTCTTGCGGTGCTTCCATTTGTGGTTGCATCATCTGTTCTTGAGCCATTTGCTCCTGTTGAGCTTCTTGTTGTTCTTCTGGTGATATATCGGTAACTATCTTGTCGTTGTCTGTAGATAATTGGATAATGTCTGAAAGCAATTCGCCCTTATTAAACTTCTTGCCGGACAGTTCTAGTTCTTGCATAAAGGTTGGATCGGCATTAGTTAGTTCAAGTACCTTTAATAGACCATCTAACTTCTGTTGGTCATCGGCCATTTTCTCTGGTTCTGGGTCTACACTAAAGTCAAAAGTAGCTCTGGCGTTATCCCAGATTACTTCTAGTTCTTTAGACGGTGGGATAACTTCGCCCATCTCATCTACTTGTTCTTGGAACTGTGGGAATAACTCAGGTGCAGATTTAAAGATTCGCTCTCTCTCGGCTTCACTTAGTTGCATGATGTCTGAACCTTGTTTGTTGGCAAAGTGAGTGTTTATCATTGACTTAGCAACTGCTGAATAAGTAATAAACAGCTTGTCTTTCATATCTTCGTCATCAACGGATAGACTAGCTTGTTGGAACTTTACACCGGCTGGAGTTTTAGAATACTGGGGGTCGCCTGATTCAGATGAAATAGTAGTATCACCAGTAGGGATTAGGTTATTAAGGGAAGTCTTGTACATTCCTATACGAGTAGGTAATTGGTTGTAGACGTTATTTCCTAGTTCTTGTCGTTGGACTTGAGCTTTACCGCCAAACCATAGAACATCTTGACCGTAAACAAATGAATCTAGGTCTGTTTCTGATGTTTCACCTGTAATCAGGATTGGTGGACGGATTCCAATTTGGGTAGCTAATACGTCAGCTTGTCGCATGTAATCTAACACGTTCTGAGTACCACCTGCTAACTTAACAATTCCAATACCGTAAGGATTGATAAAGTCTTGGTAACAATATAGGAAGTGGATAGGTACATCACCAGTTGGGTCTGGGTTGTCCCATTCTCGGACTATCTTTTTAGTAGCGTGTGCATAACCATAAAACTTAGAGCCAACACCACGATTAAAGACAAATGTAATCTTGATACCACTCTTAGTAACTGATTTGTTCTGTAAGCCTTTCGGTGTATCTTCGGAGTGGCGTTCTTCTTCACCCTTAGAGTCTAATAGGTCTTTAAGTTCGGCAATATCCCATGTAGTAAATGCTTCTCGTTGTTCGGCTTTAGCGGTTTTCTTTTCTTCTTCTTCAGACTTAATAATATCTTCTATTTGTTTCTTGGAGTAAAAGACATTCCAATAGATAACATCTGCATCATAATCAGACACTTTGCCTTGTTCTAAGATAACGTCTTGAGGATAAGCAACTATAAAGTCGGTGCTAGTCTTGCCATTTTTAGAAGTCGTAATAGTAACTAGAGGAACTGATCCATAGATAGCGGACTTTCTAACAGCATCTTTCCACTTAATATTAAAAGGTGCTTGGGTGTTAGCGTTGGGGACTATGTTCTTTTCCCACTCTACTTTGGCAAATTCATTAACCCATTCATCATCTCGGTCTAGGGCAGTAGGTGTACCAGTTAAGTCGTCAGGGACAACTCTTTTAGGTAATTTAAAAAGAGCGGCACTTAAAGAGCCGTCATTGGTTTCTGGTAGGTTTTCATCTAAATCAGGTAATAGTTCGTTATTAGCTAGACGTTCAAACTCTGGAAAGTCTTTTTTCCAAGTTCGAGCATCGTTTTCTGCAATTGTATAAGAGGTTAGGAGCTTCTCAGGGGTCACGTTTGTACTCAATAATTAGTACAAGCTCTACGCTGAGGTCCTTGCTTAGTCGTATTATAGCATATTAGTTTAATTTACGGTAGTGCAAAACAAGTAGCTTTGGGTAGTTAGCATGATCGTGCCTAATCTCTATTGTAATAGGGGAGTCTTTGGCTATTGAAGCAGCATCTACTAAGTCAGATAGAATAGTTTGGATAGATGTTTTACGGTGTTCTTCTATCTCTGTAGTGCTACGAGTTAGTTTGCCGTCAAAGTAAACTTCGGTGATGTGTTCTATATGGTTGTCGTCTATTTTGTTGGTTCGTCTTACTTTGCCGTAGTCAATCATTTGTTTCTCCTTTTAAATGTGCATTTTTAATCTTGTCGGCTTTGGTCTGTTGGTTATCTTGTTCATTGGTGGGTTCTCGGTTTGATACATCTGCCAAGCGATAGCTAAACTCATTACAAGGTCATCATGTG